AAATGATTTTACTTGCGGTAATTATTACCCTTTTAAGGGGATAAACGAGATAATGAGACTGCATATAGGCAGGTTTATGCAGAAGATAGATAATCCGGAGGTTTTTATTGATTCTATAGATGATACCGGGCATGTGTCTGCGATTGCGGTGCAGCGCATATATTATATTCATATCGTGATGCAGTTGAGGCATATAGATAGGGTGGAGTTAAGGCATTTTAGGGTTGGGTTTAACAGAAACGGCATTGTTAGGGTGGAGGAGGCTTCGTTGGGATAGCAATGGAAGCTGCTTAGGGCGTTTTGCTCAAAACAGCTCCCTCGGAATGTTGTTTTAGGTTTGCAGCGGGTTACTTTAGTGCCTTTAACATCTGTTCTATACATCGTTTTTTTTGCTCCATGTTGGGGTGTACGTAGAGATTAAGGGTGGTGCTTATGTTGGAGTGTCCTAACAGTACACTTACGGTTTTGTAGTCGCATCTGCTCTCTATACATCTTGTTGCAAAGCTGTGGCGAAGCCCGTGGAAATAGAGAAGCGATACAAGTAATGGAAACGAGAAGAGAATAAAACGCAATCTGTTGGTAATTAACAGTTTCTCTATATTCTGCCAAATGAGCAAAAAGCAAGAAAGTGAGAATTATTGCAGATGTTCAGTTACCAAACCGTTAGCCGGATAGTTACCGAAAAGAATCAAGGTAACGCGAAGCGAATCAGGCAATTTGAAACGACGATATATTGCGTTGGTTGTCATAGTTTTGCATACCAAAGAACGCTTGTAAAACAGGTAAATTTGCACTAAAATTATAAGCGTATGAAAGTAGAAAAATTCAAGGTTCTGCTCTACCTCAAAAAGAGCGGACTGGACAAGTCGGGCAAAGCCCCGATAATGGGACGTATTACCGTGAATCGCACGATGGCGCAGTTCAGTTGCAAACTCTCCTGCACTCCCGAACTATGGAACCCCCGCGAAAGCCGGTTGAACGGCAAAAGCAAGGAGGCCGTTGAAACCAATGCAAAAATCGACAAGCTGCTGCTTAATGTCAATGCCGCCTTCGGTTCCCTTCTGGAGCGCAAGGCCGATTTTGATGCGACGGCACTCAAGGATGCCTTTCAGGGCAGCATGAACACCCAAATGACCCTGATGAAAATGTTGGAAGCCGTCAGGGATGAAGTAAAGAGCCGTATCGGGATAGACCGGGCCAAAGGGACGTATCCGGCATACGACCATACCTGCCGTACCATGCGGGAGTTCATTGAAGCCAGGTTCAAGACAAAGGATCTGGCCTTCGGACAGCTCACCGAACAGTTCATCCACGATTATGAGAATTTTATACTTGACGAGAAAGGACACGCCGTGGATACCGCACGACATTACCTGGCAATTGTCAAGAAGTCTTGCAGGAAAGCCTATAAGGAAGGTCATTCCGAGCGGTTCATGTTCCAGCATTATGTCCTTCCGAGACAGACCGTCAAGACACCAAAGGCATTGAGCCGGGAAAGCTTCGAGAAAATACGGGATGTCGAGATAGCCCCTCACCGCACGACCCACCGCCTCGCAAGGGACCTGTTCCTCTTCGCCTGTTATACCGGGGTAGCCTACAGTGATGCCGTGACAATCACCAAAGAAAACCTGCATACGGACGAGAACGGGAAATTGTGGCTGAAATACCGCCGGAAAAAGAACGAGCTTCGCGCGAGCGTGAAACTGCTGCCGGAAGCCGTTGGCCTGATAGAGAAATATCATGATGAGGAAAGAGACACCTTGTTCCCGATGATTCACTACCCGAGCCTGAGAAACCACATGAAGGCACTGGCTGTATTGGCAGGGATAAAGGAGAACCTGTGCTATCATGTCGGACGCCACTCGTTTGCCTCGCTCGTCACCCTTGAAGCGGGTGTACCGATTGAGACCATCAGCAAGATGTTGGGGCATAGTAACATACAGACAACACAGGTATATGCCCGCGTGACACCGAAGAAGCTCTTCGAGGACATGGACAGGCTCATCGAGGCGACCAAGGATTTCAAACTTGTTCTATAACCCATAATAACAAACATCATGAGAAGTACATTTTCCATATTATTCTACATCAACCGCAGCAAAGTAAGGGCTGACGGGACAACGGCTGTCATGTGCCGCATTACCATAGACGGCAGAAACACCGCCATCACCACCGGGATATACTGCAAGCCGGAAGACTGGAACGCCAAAACCGGAACAATACGCACGGTAAGGGAAAGTGCCAGACTGCAAGAGTACCGCAAGTATATAGAACGGGCATACGAGGATATTTTACGGGCACAAGGCGTTGTAAGCGCGGAGATAATCAAGGCACAAGTGACAAAGCAGTTCGTGGTTCCAACCCATTTATTACAAATGGGCGAGATAGAGCGTGAACGCCTCAGAATACGGAGCAAAGAGATAAATTCCATTTCCACCTACCGCCATTCCCAATACTTCCAGAAATACCTGACTGACTACCTTGCCTCTTTAGGCAGGAAGGACATTGCTCTGGGGGATATAACGGAAGACTTCGGCAAAGGTTACAAGGCATTTCTTGTACGGAACAAGAATTTCAGCTCCACGCAGACCAACCGTTGCCTCTGTTGGTTGAACAGGTTGCTTTATCTTGCCGTGGATAACGAGATACTGCGTACCAATCCGGTGGAGGATGTCGAATATGAAAAGAAGCCCGCCCCCAAGCACAAGTACGTCACCCGTGAAGAAATGAAAAGGATTATGGCCATGCCCTTGAATGACGGACGCGCGGAACTGGGCAGGCGGTCGTTCATCTTTTCATGCCTGACGGGACTTGCCTATGCCGACATCAAACAGCTCCATCCGCGCCATATCGAGACGACAGCGGATGGCAGGCGGTTCATCCGCATCAACCGCAAGAAAACCGGTGTGGAGGCGGTTATCCCCTTACACCCGATAGCCGAACAGATATTGGCATTGTACAATACCACCGACATGCACAATCTCGTGTTCCCGTTGCCAAGCCGGGATTCCATCTGGCACGAGATACGGGAAATCGGCGTGATTCTTGGCAGGAACGATGACTTGTCCTACCATCAGGCCCGGCACGGGTTCGGGGTTCTCCTTATTTCGGAGAGCATATCGATCGAGAGTATAGCCAAGATGATGGGGCATTCAAATATCACCACCACCCAGGGATATGCCAGGATAACGGAGGAGAAAATCTCAAAGGAAATGGACAAACTGATGGAAAAGAGAAATGAAAACCGCACAAATTCCGACCATAACAATTAATGACAATTTCGCAGTCGCCTGTCTCCTCGCCCGTCCATAGAAGTTAGTAC